AAAAAATGTTTGCCAATTATCATCTGAATAATATACATAAAAATTTTTTATATATCCTTCGTTAATTTCTAAAGATGATGTAAATGTAATCTGATTAAGATCCATATATTGTGATAATATTTCATTTAAATTTTGTATACCATAACCAGCCAAAATCAATCCATCATAGATAACTCCGGTAACCTCATCTTTAGGATGCTCACTACTGTGATCTAACACTCTATAATAAGTATTATTAGTAACTGTTCTTAAATTTATAGTTTCCCAAGTTTTAAATGTATAAGAAGCCATATTAAATTCTTTTTTAATAAATATATTTTTAAACTTTTTTATTTTTATAATGTTATATTTTGTATTATTTCATTTATATCAGTGGAAATAGCTGATGAAATATTATTTTCCCACTTCTTCCAAGTAATTTCAAGAGCCTCATTAAACTGATTTCCAGGCTTAATTCCTTCTCTGGCAATTTTTCTTCCAATTAAAAATGCCAATTGATTTTGAGATGTTGGTATATTATTATTTGGTCGTGGAATTACTGGCTTGATTTTTACCCAATCTAATATCGAATCTGGTGGTGGAAATTTACCTGGACGTCTTCCATATTCAACATATTTCCAATAAGACGCTAAGGAAATTTCACCATTTATTTGCCCATTCTGAAATGTTATATTTACATTACCAATAGATTTTATTAAATTTCCACTGGCTTTCTTTCCATCTCGGATCAAAAGAGATTTATAGGTGTTCATAAAATCGTTTATGAATAAATTCAATGAGCTTATTAAATTATTATATTTTAATGTGATCTCTTCCATTTCTCGATATTTTCTTTCATTTTTTTATTTTTATACTGCATATATGATAAAGTATTGAAGAACTCATAAACATTTTTATGAAACACATCTTCCCATTTTTCTCTGGTTAATTCTGAAACGTTGTCAATGAGGGTAAGCCAACTAAAATATTTTTCTCCATCTCCTTCCACTTCTTCTCCACCTCTTTTATTTTTTCTCTTGTTTTCTTGTTCCAACTCATCATCTTCAATATCTTCATCTCCCAACTGAAGAAGGTGGCTGTAACCTTTATTGAAATTAGATATTGTTTTAGAAAAAAAAATATTATTTCATTTGCAGTAAGTATATCAATGTTATTATTTATCTTTTCAACCAATTCAACTATATCATAATCTTCTCCATATTTCTTGCCTTTAGGAATTATGAAACAAGATAAAATGTTTCCAATATAATTTTTCTTGTCTAAACGTTTAGGGAAGAAATTTTGGAAGTCTATATATTGAGCAACTGAAAAATTTTGCATATTTGAATTTATAACATACTCATCATTATCAATCTTTATGATTTTAAAATTCACGTCCTCATTTATTTCAAAATCACTCATCCATATAGTATTTTTCTGATATGCTTTTACGTCTTGGATGCTCATATTCCACACGTCATCTTCGTCTAATCCATTCACAAAAGCGATCTTTATAATTTCTTTACTATAATCTTCTTCGGCTGAATTTAATTTATCTCTCAATTCAAAATATTCATTTATAGTAACATCTCTCCAAGATTTTTTAATGGTATTTTTCATATGAATTTTTATTATATTTTTTATGTCCGAAACTAATATTATATTGATTTTTTTGAAGATCTTTAATGCTCTTCAAAGCCATAGCGGCAGCCATACAACAGTCATCGTGAGCACCTGGTAATGCATTATATGTTATAGCACCTGATGGGGTAATTTCCATAGCATATGCACCGAACTGTACATATTGTTCATTATCATTCAACAATTTTATGTCTTCATTCTCAAAACGTTGTATCAAATATTCAACAATTTCTCTCTTTGATGAATTTGAAGTATTGAAGTCATTTATATTATAATTTGGTAGCTTAGCCTTTAACATATCATAATAAACTGAGCCAATAGAATTTCTTTCACATAATATATTGATGATTTTCTTCTTATCTATTTTCTTGATAATATTTACAATCCAATCAATTTGTTGAACTGGTGATAATGAATTAGTCTTTTCTAATAAGCATTGTTCACCTTTACCATTGAAACCAGAAATAACTGTGTAGTCATTATTTGTTCCAGTTCCCCAGTCAATTCCAATAAACAATTCATTATATATTGGTAAAGTATCAATCCACACTCTTTTACTTATATCGAACACACCGGCACCACTTTCAGAAAATTCTCCAAGTATTTCTGTTATAAATTGAGCTTTAGGCATCTTCTTTCTATATAATTCAACTTTGTCTTTACTTAGCATTTCTGAAGTATCGAATTTAGACAAGTCAAATGTTTTTATAGTTTCACTTCCATTTAAACCTTCTATATAATATTCATAAAATGTTCCTTGCTTAACTCTTGGTGTAGAAACAATCAATATATTTGAGTGATTTACATTGGTCCAAGGAAATATTATTGAAAAAACTTCATCTTGAATATATGCAGCCTCATCTATACATAATATCCCACCATTCTTTATTGTATAACCACGAAGGCTTTCTCTTTGTTGCGCAGATTTAAATATGATTTGAGAACCATTTATGAGGTGAAGCTCCATACTCATATTATCACTTTTCGCAATAATTCCACTATCAACTATGCCATCATATAATTCTTTAAATATTTTTTTACAATTGGAAAATGTTATAGAAACACAAATATTTACCGAATTTTTATTATCAATGGCGTGTCTAAGAAGCTCCATCTCAATTAAAAAAGATTTACCAATTTGTCTTGGCGATTTAACCACGAATATTTTACCAGCATCATTTGGTGTATTGGTAATAGCTTCGTGAACAACCTTTTGCCAAGGCTTGGGTGTATATCCTTTAAATATTCTCATTTATTCATCTCCAAATTTAAATTTCATATCATTTACCGTAACATCAACTTCTTGCTTATCAACATACATTCCATTCATTCTGTTTAACATATCAGTAAGTCTGGCAGCGGCAATCAAATTCTTCTTTTCAATAGCTTCAGTCAATAGCTCTTCAATTCTATCAATGTATTGTTCCTTCAACTCTTTATTATCAGCAACGTCAGAAGCAGCATATATTTCTACAAAAGCATCGTGAACATATCTTTTAGCTTGCACCATAGAATATCCATATTTGTCCATAAGCTGATCAACACACTTCTTTCTTGAATTACCCTTTCTAAGCCATTCAATAACTTCTTTAATCTTTCTCTGCACTTCTGGATCTTTTGGTCCTAACTGTCTAACCTTTGGTGGTTGTGTACTTGTTCTTGAAATTTCTATTTTTCCCATAATAATTATTTAGTTTTTTTAGGACGTCCTCTCTTTTTTGATTTTACTTCTTCGGTATTTTCTGTAGTTTCTGTAGCTTTATCAACCACTTCAACAGTCACTTCACTTTTTAATTTTTCTCTTTCTTTTGTATCACTTTCAAAAGTCCTTCCAATTGATTTATAAATGTTTAACACACATATAGAACAATTAAGATTTTTATTCATAACTGTTTTACCTGTAGCAATTTCATACACTTCAATAATTTCTTCCGTTAACCACTTTGGAGCATTTCTTATATAATCCTGTTTAACCGAATTGAAATGTGGAATAGCTTGTTTTAATATTTCATATTGTTCATCAGTATATATCATATTTTTTACGTAGTGTATTTTTTTATAATAAATATATAAATTTATATTAAATGTATTTAAGTGTAACAGGGAGCTTCCTATGGCCACTCAGGAGGCTTAGCGTAATATATCATATAATTTATTTTCAATGTATATGAGCAATTCTTTAATATATTGTAAAAATCCTGAAATATTTGATGAAAATAACGCAAATAAAGAAACTAATAACAAATTATGTAAAGTAAATGCATCATTAAAAATAATATACAAAATTCCACTCCACCATATCGTACATAAAGAACAACTAATAAATGGCAACTTAACTGCTGATGGATCTTTAATATGTATCTTTGTAATTTTACTAAACAAATCAATAACAGTATATTTGAAACCTGAAAGATCTATAATGAAACATATTATTATAGAAAGTATAAATAAATCTAATATCATATATATTTTTTAATTTTTTTCTTGATTTTTGAAATGTAATTCCAAATGGTTGTAGTAGAAACATTAAATAATTTAGCAGTATCTCTTAAATTTCCATAATGAGAATAACATAATATAATTCTACGTTCGGTATCATCTAACTTTTCAAATAATATATGCTTTAATTTTATATAACTAAAATCATCTTCACAAAATATATCATCTGTAGGTTTATATAAATCCTCTAATTCATATATATCCAGTTTACTATATTTTATTTTTTTGCTCATCAATATCATTAGTTATTTTTCTGAATTTCTCGTATTTAGTGAAAAAAGGAGAAGTTTTTGAAATAATATTTATTTTTATCATTTTAATTATATAATATTTCAATTCATTCCTATTATACAGTCCTATTATAACATTATCATCTTTCATTAGTAATTCTATATATAAATCTTGGGCCAAATCATCAATATATGGTGAATTACTAAATTTTTTCAAAGAGTCCTCGATAAATCTTTCTCTGGCGATTTCTTCAATTATATCCTTTTTACTCATTTATTAGAACTGCTGCATTTGTTTGTTACGTGATTTCTCCTTATATTTTATATTAAATTATAATAAAATATATGTAATAAAAATTAAAGTGTATCAGATTTAATTTCTGATTTATATGAAATGTTATAGTCATTTGATAAATTATTACAAATTCTCAATAAGTCAAAATAATCACTTTTGTTGAGATTAAAATCAATATTGATGCTTCCACTAATAACATTATCTTCTAAATAGTATTCATCTAATTTATTCAATATTTCTGAAACAATATCATCATCTAAATAATTTATTTCTTCTATAAAATTCTCTATTTCTGTATAATCATATTCACCATATATTTCTTCTGAGTGATCTGAATATAAGAAATTTGATGTTCCATTTGTTGTGATTTCTATATTATTTGAATTATAAATTAAAGTTTCCATAGTTTATTTGTTGTTTATTTATTATTATATTTAATAATAAACATTTTTTCATAAAAAGGTTAAAAATATATGATAAAAATAGTAAAAAAAGTTAAAAAAATTTATATAATTTAAAATCTCCTTGATAGGGTATATTGGAATATGAAAAATAGGAATATCAGGACAGGGAAAATAAGGGTCCCACCTATATATATAGCGATAACCCTTATTTTCCCTGTTTTGTTATATTGTGATAAATCTATTTTTATGTTTAGATATGTAAGTAATGTTATGTCCAATATCATTAGCACAGTCTAAAACACTGTTATATATTTTACCAGTTTCTATATCTT